TTCAGTCTGTGTGAATCTACTAAGTATTTCCGTATGTCTGCCCACGAGGCATCATTCGTTAAGTACGGTGTGAACACGTTCCTAGCAACTAAGGTAACGTTCTTCAATCAGTTCTATGATCTGGTTAATTCGTACCAGTGTAGTTACAATGTAATCACACGTGCGATGGGTGCTGACAAACGAGTTGGTGTTGGACATACACGAGTGCCTGGCTATGATGGTAAACGTGGATTCGGGGGTGCATGTTTCCCCAAAGATATCGCTGCTTTCCTAAAGTTTTCTGAAATGGGTGAGGGTGATAATGTAGTATGTTTCGATATGATTAAAGAAGTCATTCGAATTAATAATGGTTATCGTAAAGGGTATGAAAAAGATGATCGAGAGAAAGTTAACAATATAACATTTGGAGATGATGAATGAGTGTGATGGATAAACTGAGGAAACAGTCTAAGATCAAAGAGACTGCGATCCTCCAAGATAGTAAGTTCTTTCAGGAAGTGGACATGGTTCCTACTGACGTGCCAATGATCAACGTGGCATTGTCTGGGTCTACTGAGGGTGGTGTTACGCCTGGGTTGACCGTACTCGCGGGGCCTAGTAAACACTTCAAGACATCGTTTGCGTTATTAATGGCAGGCGCTTATCTTGAAAAGAAGAAAGATGCAGTGATGTTGTTCTATGATTCCGAGTTTGGTTCACCTCAATCATACTTCGAACAGTTCGGTATTCCTACTGACCGTGTACTACATTGTCCGATCAAGGATGTAGAACAGTTGAAGTTCGATCTGATCAACCAGCTGGAAGCACTGGATGAAAAGGACGATGTGATCATTGTAATCGATTCGGTCGGTAACCTTGCATCTAAGAAAGAACTGGACGATGCGATCAACGAGAAGTCAGTTGCAGATATGTCACGTGCAAAGGCGTTCAAGTCTCTGTTCCGTATGACTACACCGTATCTGAATATGAAGAAGATCCCAATGATTGCGATCAACCATACGTACAAAGAGATCGGTCTGTTCCCTAAAGACGTGGTATCTGGTGGTACTGGTATCTACTATAGTGCCGACAACATCTGGATCATCGGTCGTAGACAGAACAAGACTGGTACTGAGGTTACAGGTTATGACTTTGTGATCAAGGTGGACAAGTCACGTTACACCAAAGAACAGTCCAAGATTCCGATCAGTGTATCGTGGGACGGTGGTGTACAGAAGTGGTCTGGTCTATTGGACGTGGCATTAGCCGGTGGATATGTTGTCAAACCAAGTAATGGTTGGTACTCACGTAATGGTGAAGACCGGAAGTTCCGACAGAAGGAAACGCTCGAGGAAGATTTCTGGACACCGATCTTTGCGAACACCGACTTCAAAGACTTCTTGAAGAAACAATTCCAAATAGGGTTGCCATCTGAGGTAGAATTTGATATAATGGTCGAAGGCGATGCGTGATATAGATATTGAAAAAATGAGTGAGGGGATTGACTATGAGTTGATCCCCGCTGACGCTGACAACGAACAAGCGTGGGACATTCGTGTCCTACGTGGAGACTTTGTCGAGACAGTTCTACGTTATGGTAATGTAAGTTTTGATGGTGCAGAAAAATGTTTGAAGTTCAACTTCTTCGTTATCTCATCACCAGATCCAGATCTCCAAACGACAGATATTGATTTACAGAATACCGCCGCTGACATCCTTGAGGACGTACTTGAAAAGTCGTACCACAATGGAACATTGCAAACTGCTGAGATGGATGATACTTATGGAGATAAATTTAGAACAGACGATTCTACGGAATCTACTGACTAACGACATGTACATGAGGAAGGTTGCGGCCTTCCTCGATCCCAATTACTTCGAGGGCGTGTACAAGGGTTTGTTCAAAGAACTGACCTTGTTTATTGCGAAGTACAACAAACTTCCTACTATGGAAGCATTCAAGATTGAGGTTGATCAGGGCGATCGACTCAGTGATGAAGCGTACCGTCATGGTATGGAAATCCTACCCGATGTATTCACTAAGAAAGAAGAGAACCTAGATTGGTTGATTGATACTACGGAGAAGTGGTGTCAGGATCGTGCGGTCTATAATGCCGTGATGGAATCTATTTCTATCATTGACGGTAAGCACAAAGATCTATCCAAGAATGCGATCCCCGATGTATTGAGTAAGGCACTGGGTGTCTCGTTCGATACCAACGTGGGTCACGATTATCTTGAAAGTGTTGAAGAACGTTTCGCATTCTATCATGAACAAGAAGAACGTCTACCGTTTGATCTGGAATACTTCAATGCAATCACCAAGGGTGGTCTGCCTAACAAGACACTGAACATTGCCCTTGCGGGTACTGGTGTTGGTAAATCGTTGTACATGTGTCACGTTGCCGGTGCAGCTCTGTCTGCGGGTAAGAACGCATTGTACATCACTATGGAGATGGCAGAAGAACGTATCGCAGAACGTATTGATGCGAACCTAATGGACGTGGCGATCGATCAGTTAGAGAATCTGTCCAAGACTATGTTCACCGATCGAGTCAAGGCAATCTCTGACAAGACCAACGGTAAACTGATTATCAAGGAATATCCTACCGGACAAGCCCATGCGAATCACTTCCGTGCATTGATGAATGAGTTGAAGTTGAAGAAGAACTTCGTACCGGATATCGTCTTTATTGATTATCTGAATATCTGTGCCTCGTCTCGTATGAAGGGTATGGGTGGTGCGATTAATTCTTATTCTTATATCAAGAGTATTGCGGAAGAGTTACGAGGACTGGCAGTAGAGTTCAATGTGCCTATCGTATCTGCGACACAGACTACACGTTCTGGTTTTGGTAATGATGACATTGGTCTGGAAGATACGTCCGAGTCGTTCGGTCTGCCTGCAACTGCTGACTTTATGTTTGCATTGATTAGTAACGATGAACTGAATGCCCAAGGTAAGATCATGGTCAAACAGTTGAAGAACCGTTACAACGACCCGACCTCAAATCAACGATTTATGGTAGGGGTAGATAGAAGTAAGATGAAGTTATTTGATTGTGATCAGTCTAGTGAGGTTGATGATGATGATCAAGACAAAGGCTGGGACGACAAACCCATCTTTGATAATACTTCTAGTGGCCAACGAATGAGTGCCGAGAAAAACAAATTCAAGGATTTTAATTACTAATGGTTAGTTTACCTATGTCACCCGAAGTTGGTGCCTTATTCTTTACTATGTTAATGGCGGGAGTGTTCTACTTGGGTAGACACTTCGGTTATAGAGACGGTATCGGAGAAGGCGTAGCAGCTACGATCGAATATTTCCAAGATCAAGGCGTAATAGATATTGAATATGAAGAGGAAGAAGAGTATGACGATGAAGAAGACAATTACTAGTATTATAAATGCATATCGCATAGTAATGGATCTAAGGTTTAACCCATTGCGGTTTATTCCAGATCCCGTTTTACAAGGTTACCTATTGACCGTCCTATTTGTTATGTGGTGTGGGTTCTTTGGTTTGATTGCGATGTTCTATTTTGGGTGGCTAGGTTACAGTATACCGATGTCGATTGCGGTACACTTATCCATAATTGTACCTACTATTATTACTAATGCGGTATTCTTAGATGCGGAGAGAAAAAATGCAAGAACTGATTAAACTGGTTGAACAGTGGCATATTGATCGTAATTTGATCGATGGTGCGACAGATAAAGATCAGGTGATGAAACTAATACAGGAAGTCGGAGAACTCTCTGACAACGTGTGTAAGGGAAAGGATGTCGCAGATGATATTGGTGACATCATGGTAGTGTTAATCAACATTGCCAAACGAAACGGACTACCTATGGAACACTGTCTTGAGGTTGCATACCACGACATCAAAGACAGAAAGGGACGTATGGTAGATGGAATTTTTATTAAGGAATCGGATGATGAGTAAAGTAAAACTAGTATGTCTAAGTCAACCTTCTGCGACTACGGATTGTCATACAGCAGAAGAGTTGGTTGCATATGCAGCTAGGGTTAGTAATCCCGCTAACCAGAGTAATAAGGTAACTGCCGGTAAATTGGTTCGTTATCTTATCAAGGAGAACCATTGGTCGCCTCTGGAGATGGTTCACCTAACTATGGAGATCACAACAACACGTGATATCTCCCGTCAGATTATTCGTCATCGCTCGTTTTCATTCCAAGAGTTTAGTCAACGATACGCAGAGAGTGAGAACTTCTCTACTCGTATGGCTCGACTCCAAGATCCGAAGAACCGACAGAACTCTATTGAGATTCATGCGGAATACGGTGTGGGTAGTGAAGGCGCAAAGACAAGTAGGAATGCTCTGGTGGAACAGTGGAGTATGAAACAACGAGAAGTTATCAATAAGTCCAAAGAGATATATAAATGGGCACTAGATAATGGTATCGCAAAAGAACAGGCACGTGCGGTCTTACCAGAAGGTAATACTGAAACGACTCTGTATATGGCAGGATCGCTAAGATCATGGATACATTATTGTGAGTTGAGAATGGGTAACGGTACACAGAAAGAACATATGACCGTTGCAGAACAATGTTGGGAAATAATCGGGCAACACTTTCCCGATGTAATTAAAGCACTTGAGGAATAAAATGAGTTATAAAAATGGTGAAGTAATATCAGTTGTTACAGCAGCTGGTGAGTTTGTAGGTAAGTTCAGTGACGAGAGTCCATCGAGACTTACTATTGATGATCCACGTATGGTAATCCAGACACAGGAAGGTATGGGTTTTGCCCGTGGTGTATGTGTGACAGGTAAGGAGAACCCAACCGTGATGTCATTCTATAGTGGTGGTATCGTGTTCACTGCTCAATCCAATGATGAGATTGAGAAGGCATACTTTCAAGCAGTGAGTGGGTTGATCCTGTAATGGCTGAGATCGTAATCCGGAATCAGGAGTTTTTAGATCGTTTGAATAGTATCTCAGATGAGATGTTATCTACTCCGGATTACGATCACAAAAAACACTGGACATTCCATGACGAAGATGGTATAATGGCTGGTACAAAATACTGTGAACGTGAGTATTTGGACGAGTGTCTGTCATCAGATAAACTTATTGGCGCACCCGTAAAATACTTTGGTTCACCTATTGCGAAGATGTGTAAGGAAGATCCGGAAGTTTGGTCAGACTACAAACAACGGGTCAAGTATGATTTCGCGAAGGAGTTGGGCGCACACACGTCCGCACTGTTGACTTACTATGCGCCTGGCGGGTACGTAGGTTGGCACACTAACTACGATGCGAATGCATATCAGATTCTTTTCACATGGAGTGATGGTAATGGTTTCTTCCGGTACTTAGATAATAAGACTGGAGAGATGGTTACCATACCCGATGTAAAAGGTTGGCAATGTAGACATTACTACTTTGGTTCAGACAAAGAACCAGAGAATCTATGTTGGCACAGTGCGTATGCTGGGGGTGAGAGAATCACCCTTGCATATAAGTTTGTAAACAACGGTGTCGCAAATGGCGATGCAAAGGATCGTTCCGCACAAATGATGCGGGATATGTTAATAGAAGAAATTGAGAGTGAGTAAAATAATGGCAGGATCTGAATATTACGATGACGATAACTGGACAGTAGCTGACCCCGACTATAAGATCGAGTTTAACCTACAACCCCCCGTTGAGTATAAATATAATGAAAAGGAGAATCTAGATGGATTACTTGAATACGTCAATAAGACATATGATCAACACTATTCAAAAAACAAATTTCAAGCGACTGAGTTCATCATTGATGGCGGGCATGGTATCGGGTTTACTCTTGGTAATATACTCAAGTATACACAACGATATGGTCACAAGAACGGTCACAACCGTGATGATATAATGAAGGTGTTGCACTATGCGTTAATCGCATTGCACGTCCATGATCATGAGAATAGCGGAAAGTAATGCTATTTACAAATGGTTGTAGTTTTGTTTGGGGGGATGAACTGCCGGGTTTTAATACTAATCCGCCCACCCATCAACACCACAGGTTCTCCGACAAACTGGCAAAGTCACTAGACATAGATCTAATGAACTACGCCAGTTGCGGAGGCAGTAACCATAAGATCTTCCGTGACACATTAAACTTCTTATCGTCCGAACATGCAGATGATTGTACTCACATGGTTATAGTGTGGTCTGCATGGGAGAGAGAAGAGATTGTCAATGACGTGTCACCGGAAGATGAACATCTCTATCATGTTCCTAGATACAACAGTATCACTCAGTTGTCACCAACCCGTATTAACAGCATAGGTTTCGCTAAAAACCGAACCAAGGATGCCTTGCACCTATATTATGATGAAATGAATCTAATGTTTCGTACGGCCATTACTCACCAGATGAGTTACATGATTGCGATACATCAGATATGTGAGGCGCGAGGAATCAAACTAGTTATGACTCAGTTCCATAGGAATCAGTGGAGACAGTTATTGAACGCGATCCTTGATTGTAATAGACCTGAAGTCCAATCCCTGCAAGACTGGCAACATATGATAAAGAAGATGATGTATTCGTTACCAAAGAAATCTCGACTGGGGTTTGCTAGTGGAAAGTCCTTCTCTCAAGTATGTACCGAAGTCGTAGACGAAGATAATAAGTGTGTTGGTTTTATGTCTGGCCATCACCCAAGTGCAGAGGCGCATACCGCCTTCGCTAAATACATAGAACAAAAATTCCAAGAGGAATAGATGGACACTGATAAATTACTTAACGCTGCATACAAAGGTGTAGTGAAGATTACGTTTAACCATTATAGAACAGGTGAAGAGTTGTGTTCTAACTTCACTTTACTTGCCACCCCCACATCATTGAAACAACAAAAAGACAATGGTGTTCTGGCGTTCTTTGATGTAGTAAGTAGACGATGGGAAACTATTGATGTGAAAACAATAACTGACTGGAAGGTTATAGAATGAGTGATAGATTTGATTTAGAGAATGCAATGATGCGATGTTGGTTAATACTAGATGATATAGACGAAGCTACGTGTCACTTCGTAGACGACCCCAAGTGGCAGAATAAGTGTGGCGATGCAGAGTATCAAGACGAACTTATGAACCAATACTTCGGTATAAAGAAGATGTATGAACTAAAGTTCCAGAAAATGTGGGACATATTTACCGATTTGATAGAAAAGGGCGAGATCAAATAGTCTAGACGTATAAATACTTTCACAGTCTTTTGATTTGAAGGTATTACGATGGATTTATTTCTAAGCGTCATGGACGTTGGATTCCCTATCGCCTCCGCACTCGCCGGAGGATTTTTCGTATTCCTAACTTTAAAATTTATACTGGACGGTGCCTTGAGTAATATCAAGACGCAACGCGGATTTGTATTGAGTTTGGAAAACCGAATAAAAACTATGAACAATGAGTTGGTTCGTATCGACTTGTTGATATCACATTCTTTTGACTTACGGCCAGACCTAGACCGATTGTCTAGGGCCGATGGACAGAAAGATTCGAGGAAGGATTGATGGAACCTATCGAATCACTAAATATCGTAGACATGATAAACACATATGGATTCCCCATTATCGCTTGTATAGGATTAGGGTACTTCATCTATTATGTGTGGCACTGGGTTACTGACCATGTAGATCCAGTGATAGAGGAGTCGCATTTGACTCTGATCCAGTTGATCGATCGAGTACGAATGCTCGACAATGACTTGATTAGATTGCGTACTAAATTAGATATGATACTGCAACAGCAGGAAATGGTTGAACGAAATGATAAAAAGACTAACAAGTAGTATTCTTGTTTTGGTAATGATGTCGCCATTGGCGGCAACGTCAGAGATAACATTTGGTTTTAAGAACCCGTCCTTTAGTGGAGTGGGTACTGGATCACACTATCTCACCATTGAAAACCAAGAACACAGTAGAAAGAAATCTATCGAGGATGCGTTAGAGGCGGCACAAAAGGCCGCAGAACGGGAAGCAGAGAATACAACCTTAGCCAAGTTCATACGTAACCTAGAGAGTAGAATCTATGCACAACTATCTAAACAGTTGGTGGACAATATGTTCAGCAACGAAAATGCAGTAACCTTTGGGTCATTTACCCTTGAGGGATCAGTTGTGTCATATGAGGTACTCACCAACGAAGCCGGTGAAGATTACATCAAGATGACTATCATCGACACAGATGGAACTGAGACCGTGATCGAAATACCTGTCGGAACAGGTAACTTCGGTACAGACGGGAGTGATGGTGGTGATGGTACGTAAATTGCATCTACTATTGTTGAGCGTCATTTTTATGACAGGTTGCGCTCAGATACCACAATGGTCAGAAAACCCGAAAGATTGTGGAACGGACAAAGGATTAGACAAGGTTATGTCTCGCAAGTATATTTGCGTAGATCAACCTACAGTAGTAAAGTTGCCGGCATACGTTGACTTATTAAACGTACCACCGGCAACAAACATGCCAGTTGTAGCTGTATATGGATTTAAGGATCTCACTGGTCAACGGAAGGCACGCGATGGAATTGCGGACTTCAGTACTGCGGTATCCCAAGGGGGAACCGAGTTATTAATAGACGCTCTCAAGACGGCATCCCAAGGTAAGTGGTTCCGTGTAGTAGAGAGACAGGGCATCGATAATCTGGTACGAGAGAGACAGATCGTTCG